TTATTTTCTATGTTGTACTCCATCTTTGTCAACATAAGCATCTTCTTTATAAATTAATTCTCCTACAGTGACAAATTTATACCCTTGCTTTTGTAGTTCAGGTATTATCCTATTCAAATTATTTGGAGTATATTTTGCATTATTGTGATATAAAAGAATAGATCCTGCTTTTACCTTCTTCATGACTTTGTTATATTCTACTTCTTCACCTTGTTCCTTCCAATCTACAGAATCACCTATAGCTATAGAAGTAAAGGGAGAATTATAGAAAATATTATTGATTAAACACTTTCCACTGTATATCAATTTCGTTATCTCTTATTAATACTTTGTCAATTAGCGATTTTGCTATAGATTTCTTTTTATCGAAACTTAAGTTTTTAATCTTATTGGCATCTTTAAGAACTTCCTCTAAAGAACTATTATTAGAACCTTCCAAAGTAATTCTATTAAGTTCATTTCGTAGCTCTGTTTTTTTGTTATCTAGCTCTTCTACCTTCTTATTTATATACTTAATGGTTATATCATTAGACTCTAGTATTTTGTCTAATAGCTTCTCTATATTTTCATCTATGATTTTTATTTCTGTCTCAATACTCTTTATTTTTTTAGAGTTACTATTCTCCATCTTAACCTTTACTTTAGATAACTCTTCTAGCCTATTTAGTATCTCTGTTTCTACTATATTTTCTATCTCTTCTACCTTAATTGTCCTAGAGTGTCCATTACATATCTTCATGTTCGTCTTTCCTCTACAATTAAAGTATTTACCACTAGAGTTCACTACAGCTGACATACTATAACCACAATAACCGCACTTAGTTAATCCAGTTAACCATGTGTGTTTACCACTGCCACTTCTAGTTATTTGTTGATTTTGAGATAATTTATACTGGCACTTTAAGAATGTATCTGCGTCTATAATTCCTTCGTGTAGCCCAATAGATAGCTTATGGTCTTTCAAGTTAGTATATCTGTTCTCATTTCTATCTCTCTTTCCATATACAAAACAACCATTAGTCCCTATAAAGTCTTCTATAGGATTATTAATTTCCACACCTAGATTTTTATAGTAGTTATATACATTTACATCAGCCTTTACATATAAAGCATTCTTTATTATCCTGCTTATCTTACCACTATCCCAAGCTGTACCCTTGGCACTCTTAAGTCCTTGCTCATTTAGATAATCGCTTATCTTACTTAAAGATATATCTTCGTAAGCGTACATATTAAACATCTTTTCTATTAGTAATGCTTCCTCTTTATTAATAACTAGAGTAGGTACTTTCTTACCCTGTATTTCTACTTTTGTATTAGTATAGCCTAAAGGTACTTTACCACCTAAGAATCGTCCTGTTTTTCCTCTTTCGTAATAGTTGTCTTTTACTCTTTGGGCTATCTGTTCTCTCTCTAGTTGAGCAAATGTAACAACTATATTTACCATTGCTTTTCCCATAGGAGTACTGGTATCAAATTTTTCCGTAACGCTTACAAATTCTATGTTATGTTTCTTAAACTCTTCTAATAGATTATTGAAGTCTAATATACTTCTACTAATTCTATCTAATTTATAAGCAACTACTTTAGTTATAGCATTTTTCTTAATATCCCTCATCATTTCCTTGAATGCAGGTCTATCTATATTCTTTCCACTATAACCTTTATCTTTATATACTTTATAATCTTCTTCTCCTACTTCTTTTTTACAAAAATCTATTTGGCTCTCTATGGAGATAGAATCCTTTTTGTCTACACTTTGTCTAGCGTATATTGCTATCATCTACATCACTTCCTTGTTATCCATTTTATCATCTTTTGTTAATATTTTGTATATGTTAAAAACTATCTCCTCTTCTTCTTCTTTAGTTATTTCCGTAGCATAATTATTTATTTTATATCCATTCATATAATTTACTTTTATTAGTTCCATTACTCCTCCTTCCTTGTACAAAATTGCTACTTTATAATATATGTACAAGCTATAATATTTATGTTATGTAAATAAAAAAGGCTCGTACATTTTTTGTACGAACCTAATTTCTTGATATAATCTTGATATAATTTTGATATTATATCACTATTTTTGTGATACTTTACTGATATAATTGTGATAAAGTTGTGATACTTTCGTGATAAAGTAGCGACACTTTATAAGTACTTTATAATTACTTTACGAGTACTTTATAACTATTATCAAACTAGTATATAAATACTTTATAGTTACTTTATAAGTACTTTCCAACTAGTATATTAATACTTTACGAATACTATATAACTATTATCTAACTACTTTACCTACATAATTACTTAATTATTACTCTAATTCATCTACCACTCTATCTACTTTTTCTCCGATTTCTTTAACCTCTTCCCTAACTCCATCTATCTTAATATTAATACTAGAGCATAGTTCTCTATTTGTTCTTACTAACTCCTCATTAATTTCGGTTATCTTATCCATCTTTTCAACTAGATAAACCCAAACATTTTTATATAAAAACCACAATAGTAATAATACTAAAGTTATTGGGAATCCAACATTAGTTATGAATTGACTTACTGTATTTGCATCCATTCTTACACCTCTTTTCTTTATTTTGGACTCCCCTTTTCTCTCTTCTAATAATTTTCCTTCATATATATATGTAATACTAAATCCACCTAGAGTTACACTTAATCTCTACCTTATCTAAACTACCTTTAAGTAACTTAAATGTATTACTTCCTACGTTTAATATAGGCATATAATATCTACTTTTTCCTTCTCCCTTACAGAAGAATGTATTTAATTTAGTTTGTTTTTTGTCTCCCTCTAAAGGCTTATACACTTGTCCATACTTACAGTCTATAATAAGCTCACCGCTTAAGTCCTCTATGTAATACGCAATCCCATTTACCTCGAAAGTAATATTACTAGTAACACTACTATATAACTTAATAAGTGGATAGCTTTCTGTATTCCCCTTATTAACAAAAGCATACTGTTGATTTACTACAGGAGCATTCTGTAGCCATACATAAGGTTCGATTTCTATCCAATATGGATTGTAAGCATACAGCTTTATTTGCATCCTATGTTGTACTGGATTATATGTATCTAACTCTAGTTGCTCTCTATACATAACCTCTATTTTTCTATCGCTTCCTATATAATTAAACCATTGTGCCTTACTCTTAAACCAAGATGATAACTCATCTACATCTAAGTATTTATTTTCAAACAGCATATCTAAATGGATTACTCTAGGGTCGTAACTACTGTCCACTATAGCTTCCTGTCCTAATATTTTTTCTGTTGTGGTAGTTTTGGAGGGAGTCAGATTAGTATTATATATCCCATCTTCTTGTACCAAAAGACCACCAAAATCAGATAATTTCTTATCTCCAAGCTTGAAGTCCTCATATTTTTCTACCATATACTCACCTCCTATAACTTAACACCTTGTTTATTAAGTTGTTTTCTTATTTTCTCTTCTATAGAATCACCAAAGTCCTTAACTTCGAAAGGAGTATTATTGGTTACATCGAATTGATTTGTTATGTTAATTTCTCCATTATTAGAGTTCTTTAATTGCTTCGCTATTTCTTTAGCAAATTTTTCTGCTAATTTATCGAAATTGCCACCTATTTGCTTAGAAACTTCATTAGATACTTCTCGCTTCATACTAGCTGTGGATTGAAGATGATTAGTTATCTTAGTTCCAGAAGGTATATAAGCTAATTCGTTAGATATTGCCGATATAGCCTTAGATGTATTGTTATCGAATAGCTCCCACCCATTTTCGTTTATAGTAGCTAGACCTTCTGTAGCATTATTTGTACCAGTAGCGTAAGCTTGTACTCTTAATCCATTACCACCCTTAACTCTGACATCTACTTCTGCCCCAACACTAACACTCAATCGCTTAGGAATAGTATTAATTTGTCTCTTAACTTCTTCTATATTAGCTATAGCTCCATTTTTATCCACCACAACCTTAACTGGAGTACCGTTAAGATTAAGTATTCCTACTCTAGTTCCATCTGCTTGTTCCTCCACATTTTGTAATGAAGCAACTACAGCACCATTAGCCCCTATTATTTGGTTAGAAGTATTAACACTAGCACCACCCATTTGTGTTAAAGCACCAAGCATCATATTCTTTGCTCTTACATGTTCAACGCCCATACTTTCAACACTTTTTGCTATTTCCTTAGTGTATCCACCTACCTTAGCATTTTGCGTATCATAAGCCCCTATAACTTCTTTAGTATTTTCATCTACTAATACAGCTATATCTCTGTAGGTTTTCTTATTCTTATCATATAGTGAGTAAAGTCCACTTTCTGTAATATTATTAAGACCATCATATTGTTCTTTCATCTTTGCTAAAGTCTCTTGCTTTCTAATATCAGCTCTTGTTAACTCTTCGCCTGTATATTTATTTATAGTTTTAGATATATCTGAATAATGTTCCTCTAATAATTTTCTACTTTCCATATACTTATCATTAGCTATTCCTATCTCTGCATCTCTTTCTGCTTCTTTAGTTGCTATTAGGGCTTCTGCTTGAGCCTTTTCTTCTCCAGTAAGTTTTTCGCTATGTAGCTTAAGTTCTTCTATAGCAGAATCATATTTTTCTCTTATAAGAGCTATTTCCTCATCTCTTTGCTTAACTTTTTCTTGCATGTATGCTTTAGCACCTTCGGCATCTAGGTTCATAGCTCTAGCATTAAAGTCAGCTTTAGCCTTTAGTAATTCCTCTTGGCTATTTACAGTTATTTCCAAGGAAATGTTTCCGATTTCTTCTTTAATCTTATTTATTTCATTTTCTTCTGTTTCTGTAAGTCCACGTTGTTCTGCATAAGCTTTAGCTATAATTTCCTTTATTTTGTTACTTCTATCTTGTACTGCTTTAACTTGCTCATCTGTGTTTTTATTTATTACATTAAGCATATTCTGCTCGGCTTCGTCTATTACGCCATCTGTATTAAACATATCTGATATAGCCTTGTTGGATTCTGCCTGTCTTTCTCTTATCTTAGTAATAATGGAAGTACATAAATTATCTACATTAGTAATAACAGTATTCTTATCTTCTTCCGAAATCATATCGTCGATATTGACTTCTTGTATCACTAATCCCAAGTTCCTTATTTGTTCTGCTATCCCCTCCAGTTCTTTTTGTGTCTCTGGAGATATATCTTTATTCCATTCCTTATACTTAAGCCCCATTTGCTCCATTTCTTCTCTAGAGTACATAGTAGCACCTGTAAGCTTACCTAGCACTATTTCCATAAGTCCCATATCATCTGTTACCTTAAGTATACTTTGGCTATATAGGTCGTTATACTCGTGGGCTGTATATAACGCTGTTGCTAATGCTCCAACTACACCTATTACTGGTAAAGCAATACCACTAAACGCAGATAAGCTACCTCCTAATCCTGCTACTCCCTTAGTAGCTACTGTAGAAGCTGTACCCATAGCTGCTGTAGCTGTAGATGCTGTAGTAGATGCTTTTGTTAGTTTTCCAATCCATCCCAAAGCTCCACTTATTCTCGTAGATAAGTTACCTATACCTTTAGTTACTCCCCCTACTACTTTTAATAGTCCACCAGTAGCGAAAGTAAGTAAACCAAAATTAACAATAGCATTTTGTGTATCTTTATCTAAGTTTCCAAACCAATCTATAAGATTTTCTAGTCCATCCATTAACTCTGTAACATAAGGCATTAATTCTTCCCCTAGTTGTAATCCTAAATCAAAAAATCTATTTTTAAGCATTTCTATCTTACTTGCTGTAGTAGCATATCTAGTCTCTGCTTCTTTAGTTAAAGCTGTATTTTCTGACCACGCTGTATTTCCTAGAGCTATAGATTTTGTAAATAAATCACTTGCTCCACTAGCCCTAAGCAAGGTATCTCTTAGCCTTACTTCCTTTATTCCCATGTCATCTAGAACCTTAATAGCACTCATTCCCTTAGATTCACAATTAGAAAGTCCTTTAATAAAGGCTATAATTGCACCTGCTGCATCTTGCTTAAAGGCTTTTTGGAACTCCTTAGAAGACATTCCTGCTACTTTAGCAAAATTATTAAGACTTTTACCACCTTTTTCTACAGCTAGTTGTATTTCTATCATTACTTTTGATAGGGATGAACCACCCGCTTCTGCTTCAATACCAACACTAGACAATGCACCTGCAAAAGACAATATTTGTGCCTCAGTTAAACCTACTTGACTACCTGCTCCCGCTAGTCTTAATCCCATCTCTGTTATCTCTGATTCTGTGGTAGCTAGGTTATTTCCTAACGCAACTATAACACTACCTAATCTATCAAAGTCTTTTTGCGACATACCTGTAATATTTGCTAACCTTGCCAAAGATGTAGAAGCCTGTTCACTACTCATATTTGTACTATCACCAAGCATAACCATAGCCTTAGTAAATCCATCTATATTATCTACTTCTATCCCTAACTGTCCTGCTGCTTCTGCTACTCCTGCTATACTACTTGCACTCTCTGGCATAGTTTTTGACATCTCTAATATACTTTCTCTTAATTCTGCGAATTGCTTTTCTGTTCCGTCTACTGTTTTTCTCACGGAAGTAAAGCTAGACTCAAAATCTATCTGTGCTTTAATTGCATATCCGCTTAAAGCTACCATAGGTGCTGATAACATCATTAAGTTTCCACCTACATCGCTTATAGTACCTCCCATAGATTTAAGCTTGTTCCCTGCTTTTTCAAACTGCTTAGATGCTTGGATAAATCCATTACTATTTTCTACTATAGCTTCATTAACTTTATTTAGTTCTCCTCTTAACTTTGTTAATTCTGCTTCTGCTTTATTAGCTTCTTTTGTATGATTATTAATAGCTTTAATATTATTATTAACTCTATTGTCTGCTTCTTTATACTCGCTATTTAGTTGTTCTAATTTGCTCTTTAATGCTGTAGCTTGTTCACTCTCCTGTCCATAGGCTTTAACAGCTTCTTTATATTGCTTATTAACATCATCTTTTTGCTTCTTAATTTCTTCTAATTTTTTCTTATTTTCGTTTAATTTAGTAGTGTTTTTCGCTACACTATCATCATAAAGCTTCATTTGTGAAGTTACATTCTTTATTTGCGTATTAAGAGCATTCTGTTTTTGTCCTAAGTTCGATAAAGTACTACCATAAGTATTAATATTTTGTCCTGCTAACTTTAATTCTGAACCTGTAAGCTGTATCTGTTTCTTAGTCTCGGCTAGGTTCTTAGTAAATTCATCATTCTTCAAGGTCATTACAACGCCTATACGTTTCTGTTTTTCTTCTGCCATATATTTTTCTCCTTCCTGTATCTTTTTTCAAAAAAATAGGGAGAAAAAAATAATGCACTTTATCTACATTACTTTTTTCTCCCTATCTATTATTTTTGCATTATTTTCTTTGCCTAGAATAAATCCGAAAAGCTATCTACATATACCTTGTCTGTACTTATATCAGATTCCTCTCCCCTTGGGGTATTAATATCTATATAAGTCTTTATTAATATTGCTCTCTTATATCTACTATCTAATGCTTCTAAAGTCTTAAGTTCCCTAGGGGTAAGCTTATAGAACTCTTCCTCTGTTTTCTTTAGAACTACAGTAGCTATATAATAGTAGTAATCCCACCAATCTATAAAGTTTTGTATTTCTTTAGTAATATCTTCTTCATTATCTTGAGGTTCTTCTTTCTCTTTAGTATTAGTATTTTTCTTATCTTCTGTACTATCTTCTTCTTCCGAAACCTCTGTTACTAATTCGTTTTCTATAAGACTTATTATTCCTATTAATAGCTCTATCTTATTTTCTTCTTCTATGTCTAATACATAGCCATAAATATCTTCTATTGTTATATCACCATTAGATAAGCTATATATAACTTGTGTTAATAAAGTATCTTTATCTTCTTTATCTATAGAACCAATAAAGTCTTGTAGCACCTTAAATGGATTTCTATTGGTAAGAGTATAAATATTCTTTATACTTTGCATGTTTAATAATAGCTCTACATTTTTATCCCCATAGCAAATATTTAGTTCAATCTTGTCTCCTAGCATATTTTTCCACCTACTCCCTATACTCTAGTAAGCACAATAATAAAGAGTAGACTTATCCTTTATTATTTAGATAAATCTACTCTTTTCTTGTTTCTCCTAAGCAGGAAGACTTGTCTTTTTAGTAGCCTTAACTACAGTTTTTCCCCATTTAGTTGCCCAAGTTTCTGCATTAAATCCTGTATCTGTACTCCTTACTACATGCTTCCACATACCATCCTTAAGTGGTACAAACTTACCAGAATATTGTGTAGTTTGGAATTCTGTTTGTCCTTCTTTAGTCTTAGCTTTATCTTCTCCAATATTTAATTTACCTTTATATAGGGTTACATACTCCATAGCTCCACCATCTAGTGTCTTATTAAACATAATAGCTATGTATGGCTTTACAGCATTAGATTTGTAGATTAATCCCCCTTCTGTGGCTTCTTCCATTCCGAATAAATCCTTTTGTGCTTCTGTACTCATAGATGGTATAGTAAATGTTAAATCTATATCCCCTAATCCACTTTCTACTAATAACTGCTTATTCCCCGCATATAAAGAAGTTTGGTTCTCTGTAGGAGTTACCCCAATTTCGATACCTTCTCCTAATTCTTTTATTTCTCCGTAAGTTTCTGTTGTTTCATCTGCCATAACCGCATAATATACTTTTTCTAAACCTGTAATTACGTTCATTTATATCTCTTCCTTTCTTTTTTTGTATTAAAAAACACCATAGGAATTACCTATAGTGCTTGTCTCTTTTCTTTATTTAATTATTTCTTTATAGCTCACTCTTATCTTGTGTGTATAAAGTTTTGTATCTTCTTCGTAACCATCGAATTCGTCTTCATATACATATCCTTTTTCCTCTAACACTTGCTCTAAAGCTTCTTGTAGCTTTGTAAAGTCTCCTTTACTAAAGATATCCACTTGGATGTAATGAACTTTGCTATGTGCTTTATTTCCGCTATAATCTGTCTTAGTAGATTTATAGAATAAGTACTCTATGTAAGTATCCATAGGGTTAATAGCATGAATATAATGGATTTGCTCTACTTCTCCTTTAGGTAATAAAGAAGTAATTCTCTTATCTAATAAGTCTTGTCTTATTTTTTGTCTCATACTACTCACTTGAATAACACCTCCAAGCTTTCTAGTGCTGCATTTAATATTTCATCTTCTACTTCGTCTATTCCTCGCTCGAACCATCCTACATTTTTTCTACTTTTGCTAGTACCCCAATCGGTCATCGAAGCTGATACCCTATTAGTACCCACCTCTACAATTAGTCCGTTTTCCCCTTTTCTTACACTTTTTTTTATAGAGTTCTTTAGTTTCCCAGTATCTACAGGAGCATTATTCTTAGCTCCTTCTAAAGCTACGTCCCCCATAGCATTTAATGTTTTTCTCTCTAGTCGCTCCGATATTTCCATATCATCTAAAAAGTCTACTAAATCATCGAATCCCTCTATATCGAATCCATTATTAGCCATTAGTACCACCTCTATCTTTGTCCAAGATTTTGGCTTTAATAACTAACCATCTATTACCGAATTCAACATTATCAATGTGTACTATATTATAAATATCTTCCTTATACTTAATTACATTCTTATATGTAATATTGGGATTATACCTTATAATAAACTTTACATCATCTTCATGCTGTACCGCAGCAGCTTCATAGAATTCTTTACCGTAAAGATTACTTATAGAAGCCCAAGCCTTATAATCCTCTAAGAATTTTGTTTCTGGGAATCCATTTGGATTAACTATAGAGCCTATGTGTCCTATGGATATTCTTTTATTAAGCTTACCTATGTCCACCTTGAACTTAGCCATCTATACCACCTTCTTGGTATAAAGCTAAAGTATTAAGTATAGTGGTCACAATAACATCTTTCTTAACATTGTCTACTGTAGTACCACGATTTTCGTATAAATCAGCTATAATTTTTTTCTCTAATAATTCTGCTAACTTAATAGCTTTATCGTTAGTTTTATACTCTTCTCCAACACAAGAATCTATATAAATTTCTGCTACTTCCATTAAGGACTGTAGAAATAAATCTTCTTCTGTATCGTCTATTCTTAAGTAATTTTTTATATCTTCTAAAGTCATATTAATTTCTCCTTTCTATATAAAAATAGGGGTAGGAGAAATTACCCCTATCCCATATGTACTAAGCTTCTATCTTCTTAGGCTTAATTTTGTCTATAGTATTTGCCTTAACATCAAATCTTTCAATAGCTCTAATTAAAGTCTTATTTGCTACAAAACCTGCTTCTGTACTCTTAGCAATTTCTATTTGTTGTCTATCAAAGAAAGGAACTGTCTTTAAGTTAACTACATAGAATACCATCTTCTTTTGGGAAGTTAATGCAGGTAAAGTCTTATCTGCCATTTCTATTACTTCTTTGTGTTTAAAGAATAAAGTTCCATCTGCTCCATAAGAAACATCATCACTCTTTCTACCAGATGCATCTCTTAAATTATCTAAGTAAGAATATCCTTCTGGATTTGTTATAATAACTAAACCATTTCTTACGCTTGGAATTTCCTTAGAAATAGTAGTTGCTAATACATCCTCTACCTTTGCTTCTGCTGCAACTGCTACAGCCTTAGAGTTTGTATTAACTACCTTACAAATCTCTTTATTTTCTTTATTTACAGAAGCTACAGCAAATTCTTGTGCTAGTACTCCATCTATAAAGTTAACTGGTGAATCCTTTAGAATGTTATTACCAACTTTCTTTAATAATCCCTTGTCCCCTACCTTAAAGTCTACTTCTGGAACTGCTAACATAGTTTCAACCATATCTGTATCTTCTTCTAAGTCTGCTAATTCTGCATCTAAAGAAGTTACAGGCATCTTACCATTGTCACTTGTTACTGGAATAACATCACAATAATCTTTTAAAGACTTATAACCATCTCTTATAACTTGTACCTTATTTATAAATTCAGAAGGAATAATAGCTCCTGTATTACTATTAAAGTTACCATCTGTTATTTCTCTTTGCTCCTCTTCTGTTAATCTTTCTCCTAACATAGCCTTTACTAAAGCTCTATATTCTAATTCTTTATTATTCATATTTCTATCTTCCTTTCTTTTTTGTTTTTGAGATTGTAAACCTCTCTTCTCTTCTTCTTCTTGTTCTTCTTCGATAACTAAGAACTCTTTAGCCTTTCTTAATTCTTCTTTCTTAGCTTTAGCTCCATCTAAATCTTCCGCTTCTACTAAGCTTCTTAATTCCTTTGTTAAAGCTTCTATTTGTTGTCTTCTTTCTTCAATTTTCATTTTTTTGCCTCCTAATAATTATTTTTTTCCATAAAAAAAGAACCTACATATGTAAGCTCATTTCGTTTTCTAATTCTTGTAACTCTACGAATTTTCTTAACTCTTGTAATTCTTTATCTTTTGCTATCTTATTTCTTTCTTCTTCCTTAATCTCCTTAGCCCTAGCACTTACGTTAGTGTTCTCGTATGCGGGTATTGGAGTTATAGTTCCTTCTAACATCTCTACCTTTAGTAAAGTTCTATGTAATTCATCTGTTTCAGAATTGTAAGTAACATCATCTTCTATAACATAGAAACCAAAGGAACATCCTCTACATTCTCCACTCTTAACTAACTCGTACACATCTTTAGCATAAGATAAGTTCTTATTAATAGTTGCCCTAAACTTAAGCCCTATATCATCAGCTTCCAAAGCTAGAGTATTATTACGAGTAGATGCTAAAACTTTGGACATATCATGGTGATAGACAAGGAAAATGTTATGTCCATCTGATAATGTATCCTTAAAGGCATTTCTATCTATTTTTTCATAAAAACCATCCCATAGCTCTGTTTCGGTATTAAACTTAGCAATATAACCTTCTAATTCTAAAGCTTCATTATCCTCTGTTAATTCTTTAATCTCGAAGTTGTCGATACTTCTTAATTCTTTTTCTTTCTTATTCATTACTCTTTTTCACCACCTTTCCCATAGTGCTTGTCCAATAAAGATAAGCTCATATACCCACTAGTAATCATTGGTTCGTCCGCATTTGGATTATCTATTTTTGTTAATCCTAATAACTCTCTAGCATCATTTATGGTATAAACTCCCTTGTCCATATACTTACAAATCATATCAGCTTGTTCTTGTGGTGTACATCTTAACATTACATTAGTATTAAACCTAATCTTATATCCTTTAGCCCTCTCGGTTTCTGTAAGCAGCTTAAAATCCATTTCTTGCTCTATTGCAGCAAAAATTATATGAAGTGTATCTCTAAAAAAAGATATATTGCTCTCTTCTAGAGAATTATTATTAGTATCGGATAAGTCTCCTAGTTTACTCATAGGCACACCCAAAGCATTAGCAATCTCCCTTACGCTCATTTTCTTAATTTGTTCGAATTGTGCATCCGCTAAAGAAAGATTTATAGGCTCTACTCTAAATCCCGCAGGTATGGTAAATATCCTACCATTACTGCTATATATCCTATTAAATTTAGCTTGTAGTTTTTCTAACTCTTTTTCGTCCTGTATATCCGAAGCCATACTAATAGCCAACTTATTAGTAAGTCCATTATCGAAAAGACTTCCAAGATAATTTTCTGCCTTTATATTAGTGTCTAGGGTGTTTCTTAACAATTCTCTTGTTGCTCTTGTATTCATACCATCTAATGTATTGTCTTTAAGGATAATAATATCCTTATATAAACAACCACCACTAATTCCACATACATTAAAATCTACCCAAACTTTATTATCCTTAGAGGAATCAATTAATCCTATGTCATCTATAGTAATTTCCTCTATGGAAGCAGGATATAAAGCTTTAATTTTTCCTTTCTTGTCTCTATCTATAAAGATACCTGCTACTCCATGATGCTTATATAATGTAACAAAGGCTTTAAGCATATCTATAGAACTCATGTAGTCATTTGGTCTTAACCTAAGTAGCTCATATAAGGGATGCTTCTTTGCTACTATTTCTCCTTTATCTGTATCTTGCTTAATCTCCAGATGGCACTTGGCGATACTCTCACTTAAGATTCTTAAGCAAGATAAATAAGTACTACATCTAAGCCCCTCTTCGCTTGTATAGCTATTACTCCCACTAATAGAAGTCCATGTATAATTATTTAATTCACTCGGCTTTATAGAGCTTCTTTGCTCTAATTTATCAAAAAATCCCATTCATTTTTCACCACCTTTCCTATTAATATAGCTTGAAGATAGCTATAGCTAATCCAAATAATATGGCTGCCAATAAATACATAGCTATATATATATTAAGTGAAAGTGTGGTGAAGAAAATTATTGCTAAAGAACTAAATAACAATAGTTCACAAACATTATTTTTCTTTGTAAACCAATTCTTTAACTTTGTTAATTTACTTACTATTTTTTCTTTAGTCTTAGTTAATCTATTTCCTCTCATTAATTCTTCACCCTCTTTATTATCATATAATTATCATTATCAGTATAAAAATATATATTACCAATTTGCATTTAATAATGCTTCTACTGCATTGTATTTTTCTTCTTCTATGTAAAGTTGTGTCATACAGAATATCAACGTAGCTAACATATCTATTCTCTTCTTATTTTTAAGGGCTTTATCTTTTGCCAACATTACATCTCCACTTTTTCCATAATTTAATGTAGCATTCGATACGCACCAATCTAGTAATTCATTTTTTAAATAATGAACTTTCTTATTATAAACCTCATCTCTAAATGCTTTTGTTGCTACTGTTAAATTGCCAAAAGTCTGCCTTAGTAATATAACCTCATAATCATGTGCTAAATTCTCCATTGTCTGCTTCATGTTAAATGGGTCACTTATAATACACTTAATCTTACAGTTATATTTATCTTCTATATTTCTTATGTACTCTTCTAATTTATTATAATTAACTGTCATTCCATCATGTATATCGCAATAACCTCTATTCTGCATATCATAATAATTAATCTTTTCTCTTCTCTCATCCATATTACCAGAAGGTAAGAATCCATGAGACATACAGTAATATTCATTATTTTCTTTATACATAATAGACACACTAGTAAGGTCTAAGGAAATACTACCATCTACCCCAACTACTACCTCTTTACCATTAAAGTCTATATTATCTTCCCTACATTCCTTCCAATAATTAATATCCATGTAGGCTTCATCTTTATTTTCCTGTACAAACACATTCATGGATTTTGTGAGATATTCTTCTCTAGTGGATAATTTTACTTTGGCTATATCTCTATCTTTGCGAATAGTATCATAATTTTCCTCTATCCTAAGTGGATTAGCTTGGTAGATACCTATATCACTCCAAAGATGTTCTTCTTCGGCGTAATAGACTAAAGCAAATTGTCTTTCATCTGTAATAACTCCCTTTAGAACTGCTCTAATATAGTCTAAATCCTCCTCCATAATGCTATTATTAATAGCATAAGCTGTAGTTGTTCTAAATACTAAAGGATTTAATACATTCTTTTGTCCAGATTTCATCGCATTAAAGTTACTATTTTCACTAAAGTTACCATGTTCGTCGCTTACAAAAGCTGATGGTCTTATAGAGTTATTTTTTCCACTCTCGCTAGTTCTTGGCTCGAAAAATGAATCTGTTAGTAAACACTTTATAGAACCAGTCTTCGTAGAACTTATCTTAAAGTACTTCTTTATATAAGGACTAGCATTTATTATCTGTTCCATACCTTTCTTAATTTCTGCGGACAGCTCCTTGGTGAGACATATTGAATAGAATTCACTATATTTCTGTTCTGTTAGCATTAATAAAATAAATACTATAGCAATTAGTGCTGTCTTAGCGTTCTTTCTCGCTATAAATAAGGTAATATCGTTATATCTAAATTTGTAACTCTTATGCTTATATCTCCATCCAAAAATATTAGCAATAAAAAAAGCTTGGAATCCACTTAAGTTTTCCAAGACTTGTTTCCCTTCTACAAAACCTGTAGCAAAATTTAGCAACTTTAATAACTTATTTATCTTACTTATCTTCTTTTTACTAAAGAAGAACTCAAAATTAATATCTTTTTGCCTATTATAATAATCATCTAGAAATATCTCACATTGTTTTTTTACTTCCCAAGTAGTTATTTCTCTTCCTTCAATTACATCATTAACATACTTTATAGCTTTATCTAATAACTCAATTTTCATATTCTTCGTAGTCATCATCATCATCTCCTAAGGCTTGGAGAACAGGGTCTTCTAATTTAGCTTTAGCCTGTATATTTAAATTTCCTAACTTAGCTCTACTTTGTGGAGATAGAGATAACTCGTTGCAGCATCTAAAAAAATCTTTTTGGTACTTATCCTTAGTGGACATTAACTTACTGTCTGTAAGTCTTGTTATATCTTCATTCACTAATTTTTCTATTTCTTGTAGCCTATCAATAGCTATAGAGCAAGTAGCTAATATGTAGATATCCAAGTTACATAAGATGCCACTTGCCTCCAGTTCTTTAACTATGTTCTTAAAAATTTTCTTTTGCTGTTTGCTTAAATAAGTAGGAGGTTTAACTTTATCTGCTAAACCTCTTAGCCTTGCTTCCTGCTCTTCCCTTGCTTGTATTTCTGCTTTAGTACTGTGTCTATTTTGTGTTCCAACAGCTTTACATGGTCTAGCCATTGTTACCACCTCCTATCTTAAAATTTCCATTTTGGGATTTTTGTGTGTTCGGTAGAGCGACTGGGATTTTCCTAAGAAAAAACCTATACTTTTCGCTATCCCCCTATATCCCACTCGACACCTTTCGACACATTATTTAATTACATTAAAAAAGACCAATAACTTTTGTCATCAATCTTCATAAATTAATTTCTATTTATTTTTTTCTTCTTTCTCTAATATAAACTCTTGCTCGAACCTTGCCTTTAGCTCTAGCAACATCTCTATTACTTTATCTTTGTCTTCTTTACTTCTTTCCATCATCTTATGAATCTTCACATGATTTTCTTGTGATAAATAAATAAGATTATTAATATCTAATCTTTTTTCCCAATCTTCCTTAAGCTCTATAATGTGGTGTACCGTATACCCCATAATAATCTGCCCTGTCTTATAATACTCTACTATATCAATTCCGAAACATTTCTTTATAACTAAATCTCTCATGTTTTTCCATTCTGTAGAATTATAGAACTCTTGCCTAGCTTTCTCTTCTTTATCCTGTAATCTACTTCTTCTATAGTCTTTATAGCGTTCTTTATCCTTTGTCCTATGCTTATAGCAATATTTTGTTCCATAGTCTACTAATACGTTACAACCACTATAGCTGCATAGCTTCTTTATCGGCATTCCTTATTTCCAAAAACTGTACTCTTCTGCTAATCTAATAGCTTCTTTTTCTAGTTTTTCTTTCTTGCTAACATCTTGCTCTAATTCCATATCCCCCAATACTTCCTTTAGTTTTCTTAAGTAATATTCTCTCTGCATTTTGTGGAGTTCTTTATTTTCCTTTACTTCCTGCTCTGTACTTCTAAAGCTATCTATAGCACCATTTATTGTATTAATGTACATATCTAATCTCTCTGGATTTGCTAGAGAATTATTCATTAGTTCCTTACTTAATTTTCGCATGGTTTCTGCCATAAAATCTAAATCTTCTGCTTTTCCAGAAAGGTAGGTAGCTATATATTTATTTGGTTTTTCTTTAGCACATCTATCATTGCTAAATCCTCCAAAAAAGTTGGTAATGTTATTTAGATTTTTATTCATTATATTTTTCCTCCTAATTCCTTAATCAAATTTTTTTCCTAAAGCTTCTAAAGTAAGTAAGCAAATCCTCACCTTAGTATCGCTCACTTCTTCTTTATTTAACTCTGTAGCTAAGTCTTCTATTACCCTAGCTAGTAACTTTAAATCCTTACTTCTATCTAATAAATAATCTGCTATCTCTTTATTCTCTCTTTTCTTTTGTTCTTCCATAAGCTTATATAAACGTTCTTCCACAAGCTTGTCTATATCTACATTTTTATAGTAATCTAATATAATCATCATATATCCCACTCCTTAATAAAGTTTCTTATTCTTTTTATATACTCTTCTTTATTATCCACTCTAAAAGTAGAGTTACCTTTTTCTAAATCTTCTGCTAGTTTATTTATAGCTTCATATAATTCATATAGTTCTTTTCCTTTATCTCTTAAATAACAAGCCATATCTTGCTCTGTAATTTTTTCGTTTTCTTTTTTAACATAATCCTCTATAAAATCTAAATTAATTTTTTTCATTATTCCTATTTCTCCCCTTTAATTATTTTTTCCATATTATTTATTATATTTTTTCTATTTTTTCTCTTAGCCTTAGCCCTCTTATAACTATCTACTAAAGCTCCTATAGTTATAAAAAAAATAGATACTATACTTATAGCACCTATCACAGCAAATATATTTATTAAATTTTCCATCTACATCTACCTCTTTTCCATAACTTTATCTATCTAATAATGTTTTTATATTTATTGCTAAAGCTGCAATACTAAGTATTAAAGCTATAGCTCCTGTAAAACTAAATTCCATATCTACATCTACCTCCACATTTCCTTATAACTGCCTAATTCCATATGCTATAAAGCAATCTATCACAAAATCTTCTTTTTGTGCCTTAGTCATTTTTTTTGGTAATGGTATTCTTAATACGTTATTATCTTTTAAGTAAAGTAACAATATATCTTCTTCTTCCTTTGGTTTCCTTAATACCCTATAGTAAGACTTACTCATAATCTTCGCTCTCTTTAGCTTCGGCTATCTTTTCTCTAACAACTCTCTCAGCTTCGATTAACTTACTATAATCTAACAAACACTCTAGACCAAACTCGCAACATTCGAAGTATTTTCTTAGAGCTACTTCTGTCAGCTCATTTTTTTCTATCAAAAACTCTACCCTGCTATTACTCTTATTATACCTATAGATTATGTACTCACCTAGTCCCATAGTAATAAGAAATCCTGCTTTCTTATTGCTTTTACTAATTATGTACTCTTTCTTTTCCTTGTCCTTTCCTTTTCTAAACATACCTATCTTTCCTTTCGTTTCCTATACTTTTTTCCCTTCGTTTCCCCTCTATTAATAAATTAATCTCTATATTAAATTAAAGCTCATAAGCTTCTTTGTTAACTTATTCTCTATCTCTATAGCATCTAACTTACTGCTAAGTGGAATATATATAAATACTCCGTCTTCTAGAAGAAATACATAGTCTGTAATGTCTACATACTCATATGTATCTATAGTTAGTTCTATATTATTTCCCTCTAGTAACTTATTAAATTCTTCGCTAAATCTCATTTCCTTATTTCTCATATTATCTATACCTTCCTTATCTTTATTTACCTGTTAACTTATCTAATAATTTTTTCTTAAACTCTTTACATTCTTTTGTAATATTCTCATGGACTGCTGTCCACTCCTTGATATTTACATTAATTACTTCTTCTTTTGCGAACTTATTTGCTAACTCTTTTGCCACTCCATTAGCATTATCGAAGTAATAATCTACAAATCCTTTACTATTAATCTTTAGTTCGTAGCCAACTCCATTTAATATTAGATAAGTAGCTACATCGTTCCTCTGCACAACATACTTTTCCATTTTCCATCTTTCCTTTCTTTTCCTCATATCTAATCTTTCTTAACTACCCTTTTCCCTATCTTTAGGGATATAAAAAAGAATAGTTATTACTATCTTCTTTCCTAAGAAAATACTAATTACTATTCTTACTAATAACTTCTTCTCTCTTCTAATTTTTTCTCTCTATAGACTTACTTCCTATTGCGTATATTTACACATATGCACCCTTCGCTATAGCTGCTGCACTCTTCCCACTTTATCGCATTAATCTTAGTAACTACCTTATCATCTACCCCTAAGATACGATTAAACAACATATCTATGATTGCCTTATTAAAATTCTCTATATCGAATTCCGACTTACACTTATAAGCTAAATTAACCTCTATCTCCTTAGAAAAATCAACTCCCATATCTTCTAATAATTCTCTATATATGATATCTTTAGGAAAATCCATTATCCATTTATTATAAGCACTAGTTCTCTTATTATTAGCATACATATAGTTACAACTAAACCCATGCACTGGTATAAAAAACAACTCTTCTGTAGGAATGTCGAAACGTTCTTTATAATTATCTAGCTCTCTACTAATACTACTAATGTACTTACTGGTGGCTCTCCTATGTGTTTCCAATAACTTTCTACTTAAGCTATCCCTTACCTTAAATGCTACTGTAGTATAAAGATTATCCTCTAGGCACTTAATTTGCATAGCTTCACCTAATTTGGTATAGACATACTCTCTTATATGCTGTTTATATTCTGTAATAGACATTTCTTTATAATATTTATACCTATCTTCTTTCTTTAGATTAATATGCACATTAATAATAGTATTTATAGTTTGCTCTAAAGTAGTATAATCTGCATCTAATAATAGTTGCTTTACATTTCTTAGGCTATACTTAATTTTGTTGGCTTCATACTCTCTTTCCTTAAGCTCTTTAGCCGAAGTAGCCACATCATATAATTTTTTATTTTCTTCCTTTAGTAGAGTAACTTCCCTTTCCATAGCAATAAAGTATTTTCTTGCTTCTTTTCCTTTAGCGTTGTTTTCTACCATAGATAATTCTTTAGCCATGTCTAGAGTAATAGCATAATCTATTTCCTTAGCTATTCCTTCTCTACCTGCTTTAGTTTGGGTTACTAAATTTTTAGTAAGGCAAACATAATCAATATTTTCTTGGTATTCATATTTCTTTATCTTATTCTTTATCCAATCATTAAATCTACTCTTCGCTTCTAAGAAATTATACAAATCCCTCGCACTAACTAATTTTTGTCCTCTATTATTTGTTGTTACTTTAATTACTTCCTCTATTTTCTTCATTATTTTTTGTCCTCCTTGTTAAGAATTTCCCGCCTTTTTTGTTTGTGAACATAAACCTTTAATTAAGTACAAAATATTTTGTACTTTTTAAACCATAAAAGCAAAAGGAGAATTGAAAATCATAAATATAAATAATTGTATTTTTAATGGAAAAAATTGAAAATAAAATACGCTTTTATGGTTTAAAAAATACCCATCCCCAAAGGAGGTTGAGATGGTAAATATAATAGTTAGTTTTTTGTTTTGGAGGATAGGAAAAACTAACAAAACCTTGGCAATTCTATCTCACCTGTCATACAACAGACAAATGAATAATAAAAACTCCCATAGGTATTTACCTACAGGAGCTTTATAACAAATTAATATTAAATTATATTTATAAGGGGTAGTGGAGAGTTACTACCCCTAGAGTGATTTAGAATTCCTAGGCAATCACTCTTATAAAAGCTTACAAAACAACATTATTATGCTGTTCTGGAGTACCCTTCTTCTTTACTCTCCCTATTGTACCGTAATTAGCATATGTCAACTGACCAAGAATTTTTTTGGAAAAGTGCCTAAGTTTTTAAAAAATGTGTGAATCCCTTATTTTTCTTGGGTTAACAGTTTATTATATCTCTTTTACTGTTATAGAAAATTTTTTATTTCTAAATCTAGCTTCTATTGGAGTATCTTTATCGTAAACTGTTTCGGTGATAATTTCTCCATTTGCTAACGCCTTACCTAATACTGTCTTAAAATATGCTACACCAAAATTCATATGAACTCTCCTCTCTTCTTTTGTTTATATTTTAATCTGTTTTTTGCTTTATATTTATATTTTCTTATACCTTTTCCCCCAAATAATTACACCATAACCATCGTCCTCATCACATTCCTCTAACCACTTAACTTTATCTGTTCCATCCTTAAAAGCTTCCAATACTATATCTGGGTGGCTCTTAAATAATAAACTTACTAATAATAATCCGTATTCGCTATTCTCGTTATTATCCTTAATACTTTCTTTATAGGCTTGTTTAATAAGAGCGATTACTGTCTCTGTTATTATTTTCTTATCTTTAAGCTCTTCTACTAAATCTTCTTTAAGTTCTTCTATTATCACTATTTTTTCTCTTTTGTCCATATCCTCAAGAGCCATAATGTGCTTAATTTTCTCGTTTAAGTCTTTAACTTTTTCCTTTATCTCCTGCATTTGTTTTCTATTACTTTTTCTGCTGTTTTTCTCTACTAGTAGCTCACATATATTTATGTTTTTACTACTTTTGCTACGTGGTATACTATCTATAATTTCTTCCAAATAGTCCATAGCTGTATTTAAGTTCTTATATACTAACTTACTATTGTCCCTCATTTTTTTGGTTTTTGCTGTTCCTTGGTACTTAAAGAAATATGGCTTTATCTCTTTCTTTTGTGTATCTCTATAGACATATTTGCTGCTCTTAATATTGTCTAATATTTCCCCCATATCTATATCATAGAATTTTTTCGCTTTGTCTATTTCTATTTGGCTTAAAGAAGAACATAGAGAGATTAATCCATATAATTCTTCTAATTCTTTATCTAATATTTCTTTCTCTTTTCCTATAGCTTCCTTATTATTAAACTTCAAATCCCAATAGTAAGAATTAAGCTTTTGGGATGCATTAATAATATCCCCTATTAAGTTAACGCTTATGGCATAATCAACATCAGCCATATCCGCATTGTTGTAATATCTTTTTGTCTTATCTGCTGTAACTCTGTTGACAGGAGTAGGATATTTTGTACTTTCTTTAGCCTTGCTAACTAATATCTTATTGTTAGTAAGTAATACAGTATCACTATCGTAATCACAGCCCTGTAGCCTATCTTGAATACCAAAACCTATAGCATTAACAATAACAATATTATTAGATAGATTAAAGTACTTATATTCCTCTCTCCATCTATTAACCACATAAAGAACATTACCGCTACATACGTGAGGATTCCTAAATCCACATAGTTCTTCTCCGTCCCTATAAGCTCTACAGTACACTTCATTTTTACCATCCATGTACTTTATTGTCTCATTATTATCGCTCTCTAATCTTCCAATAGCGTGGTATAACAGCTCTACAGGATTGCCAAGAATGGTACAATAATCAGTATTTGCTATCTTAATTTTCCCTTGTCTTAACCTATTAATATAGCTCTTAATATTATTTCTTCTAAACTCTTTAAACATCTTAGTATTAGCTACTTTATTATTTATCGCCAATAGATTAAGCATTAAATCTCTAGAGCAACTATCTTCCCGTAAGCTAATATGTCTCTTAAATACTTCTAGGTCATTCTTTAGTAAATATACATACTCTAGTTCTTCTTTAGCTAATCCCTTTATTTCTTCCTTAGTAAATTCGATTGAATTAAGCATTTGGTAAGATAATTGGTTATACCCATTTTCAAAATGGCTTCCCTTATCCCATTTGCATATTCCAAACACATTTCCCACATTAGCTTTCCAATAATCGTAAGCTTCTTCTTTAGTACCATTACCTATCTTATAAGCAAACTTTAAGAACTTTAGTGAATTAGGAGTAGTTATTATCTTTATATCTTCTGCATTATGTACTTTACCAAACATATCAACTACTTCTGTTATGTTATTATCTCTAAAGAACTCTTGTATTTTTGTATTAAAGACACAACTCTTAAGAAACCTAGCTCTTAATAAAGCCATGCTTTTTCCCTCTAGTACTCCTGTAAATAGACTTTCATCCATTAATCCTTCACCATCGAAAATACTATTACTTAGCTCTATTTCTTTAGTTTTTGTTATTAATTCTCCATTAATTAATTCTGTTACACTAGCTAATTCTTTAAATTTACTATCTATATCCTCTACTAATAATATAGAGTTAGGGTCTATTTCTATAGTATCCTCAATAGAAGATAAAGTAAGTGATTCATAGGCTTTTAAGGAAGCTATATCAACTTCTTCGCTATCTTCTTTGCTTATTCCCTTAGTAAAAGTAAGTCCTAATCTACTCCAAGACATCATGTCTTCGAAATATTCTTCCTTTATAAACAGAACTTGTCCATTCCTAGCTTTGCTTCCACTTCTTTTATAAAGAACATACCTGCTACCGTCTAAAGTAAATCCATTGTTATATAACTCTTCTCTTATCTCTTTGGTGGATAAATCTCTATCATCTACAGTATTTTCTTCATTATCTTCTTTTACTTTAGCAACATACTTATTATTAAAAGTTACATTTATTATAGCTTTACTATATTGCTTGTCTCTCTTATACTTATGTATCTCTTTTCCTGCTGTAAGCTCATCTAAATAAATATTTTCTAACGAATAAGGAAGTGACCCCTTTAACAAGTTTGGTAGTAAATCTATTTCTTTTCCTTCCTTTACTATAGTAGTCTTATACTCTCCATATTTTCTTGTTGCATTGATTAAGCTTTTTCCTTCTATACTAATTATATTTATACTTTTTTCCATCATAATTTCTCAATCTCCTTTGACTATTTTTTCTCTTACTTTTGACTATATTATTATTGTTCCTACTTGGCTTTTTCTTCTTTAGTTATTGTAGTTAAGTCCTCCAAAAAACTATCTGTTGTCTGGAATATGTATACATTAAGCCATTTTTTCTTATAATTTTTCTCCATAGCTATAAGATTGTGTCCCTTACTAATTAACTTATAGGCTACTTTCTTGGTAAATATTTTGTATGTACTATCTTTGTCTCGCTTTTGTTGTATATTCATTTTTTTGACTCCTTTCTTTATTTGTTATTTATTAGACTTTAACTTTCTTTATCTTTAGAAGTTAGTGATTTTACATTAATGATTATATCTTTCCGTTGCCCCATAATTTGATAACTATAGTTAATATCTAGCTTCTTAAGTAAATTAACAAAGCTAATATTACCTTTATTAACAGCTCTTAATTCTTTAAATAAATCTGTTTGTTGTTTCTTATCTAATACATTGCCATTCTTATCTATATAATTCTCAATTATCTTCCTAGATGCGTCTAATGTCTTACCACTTTCTATTTTTTCTATTTCTTCTATTAATTCTTCTATTTCGCAACCAATACTATTAATTTCTCTTCTAATATTCACTAATTTTTCTTTAATTTCTCTTAATTCTTCCATAATAATTCTCCTTTTCATTTTTATATATTTTCTTTTTCTTAATTATTAAAAAAGGAAATAAATTTCCTTTTTTTAATAATTAAGGAGGGAAAAACAGTTTCTTTATTTTCTCTTTTTCCGCAAATAAAAATTAATTGTTGATACCATCTTAGCCCTTATTTTTCTTAACATAAGAGCATATTTTTTCCTAAACTTTGTCTTGTCTTAGGTGCTTATATATATTTATTATAAGTACTTAAAACAAGACAAAGTTCACTCTAAAAACAGCATCTTATCCTTTAATTTTTCTTGTCTATTCCACTACTAACTTTTGATTTTTTAACATCTTCAACTACATTATCTGCCCCTATATCTATAACTACCTTATTAGTCTTTCTATAGTTATCTACATAATCTTCTTCTTTTCTAAAGTCCTTTGTTGTGGTTTTATTACATTCTCCAAAAATTACTTCTGTTTCTTTTAATAATTTCTTTTGCCTGTTAGTTGCATTATCTATTATTCTGTCTTGTAGTTTATTATTAACCTCTTGTCTCTTTAATTCTCTTTCTAGAGCATTAAAAGCGTAGTCCTCTAATTCTCTTTTTTCTTCTTTAATATGTTTTATATTAAAAGTCATATCATATCCTTTGTAATATTTAATTATCCCAATTTCTTCAAATAAATCTCCATATAACTCTTTATAGTATTCCTTGCCCTTACCAGTAGAAATAACTTCTCCTATAGTAGAACTTTTATATTTATTTAGTAAATCTTTTTCTGTCTCTAGGATATAATTTTTCTCTAGTTGTGTAGCATATCTATTTATAAAATAAGTATCTATACTATTAGGCTTGTTAGTAAATATTTCTTGCTCTTCACCAAAAGAATCTATATGTACTTCTTTTTCTATGTGAGTTCCCTCTATAGTAGGCTTTTGTTCAATCACCATTATCCTTTGCTCTAGGAATATTAATCTTTTCTTCTCTAAATTCTTTAAAGCTGTTTCTAAATTTCCTTCTAACATTCTACTGGTTGTATCAAAGTATTCATTTATTATTTCTTCTTTTATATCCAAATACTTAGAAAACTTAGCTTGTCTTTTTCTGCATTCATTATAATTGCTGTTAATCATATTTAATTCCTTTAGTAATTTACTTTTAGAAATAACCATATGTAGCTCTTCTTTATTTTTTTGTATTATTAAATCTAATATAAGTAATTCTATGGCATCTATATAATCTGCCTGTCTATATCTTCCCCTTGCTGTTTCTTTAGGCTTTATTTCTTTATATTTACTATAAATAGTATATCCATACCCCTTAGGGTCTTTCTTAAAGTCTCCCATTCTCTCTAAATCCTTTATTTGGCTTATTTTACTTTGTCCCCCTGCTTTAGGTTCTACACCAAAAAACTCACATAGTTCTTTATAATTCTTTACTTTAGCTAATATCTTTTTTCTTCCCATTTTTTTCTCCTTTACTTAATCTCTAATTTTCTCTTGACTTTTTTTATTTTTCTTATTGACAAATCCAAATTATACTAGTATTATATATACATAGTGTAATAATATTAATCATGATAACATAGGCTTTTTGTGTATATTTGTGTAAATATATAACAACTATATTACCACTATTTTCTAGCATAGTCAATATGCTTTATTTCGCTCATACAGGCTCTCTACGAGCTTCTTTTTTTATACGATAAATTACTCCACTATTATCCTACAGCCCTTCCTATAGCCTTTTGATAGCTCTATAGAGACTAATCTACCTTTCTATCTTCTATCCATTTTTGTAATCTTAATATAACAGTTAAGCTTGGATTAAAGTCTAACTTATTATTTATAAGCTTACATATAACAGCATTATCTACTTTTATATCCCTAGCTATTTTGCTGCTCGGTGTATAATATTTTTTCTGTATCTTTATTAATTCTTCTCTTATTTTTTCTAATGTCATTATTTCCATTTTTTCTTTTTCTCCTTTCTCTATGAGTATTGATTATATTTTTTTAACAGCTAATGTAGCTGCTGTTGCTCTTCTGTTACCCTATGATTTTTTCTTACCATCCTCTGTAGCTATTGATATCACTACGTTACAGGCACATTTTGTTTTCCTAAAAATCCAAAATTAACATCTATAGGTCGTCCTTCTCCTCCCTATGATTTTTTCGCACTGTCTCTGCAAAGCGTTGATATGACTAGGCTAGGGAGCATTAATAAATCGGACAAAATCATTTTTACATCCACTCTAACTTCTACACCTGCATACTATCTCTAACTCTCTATTCTATAACTCCACTTATACCTATTTACACACTTATTTATATACTTATTTTTGTACAGATTTTCGTACAGGTGACTAGGATAAGAATAGGCTCTAAATCCACTTATACCAAGGCATTATTCTACAAATAAATAATAGGATTGGGCGGGGTGGTGGAGCGGAGCGAGTATAATACTATTAATTAGCTATCCTGCCGAGCTACTGTTGCTCCTCTATTATCATAGGGATTTTTATTAGTGTCTCTCGTAAGCGTTGGTATCACTAGGTTACAGAGCATTAATAAATATCTAGTAGTTCATTTTTTAATCTAATTTTCTGTAGCTCTGGTGTCATTTCTCTCCCTATGATTTTTTCTTATCAAAAAAGATAACCCCTTGTAAACCCTTGATTTTACTGGGTTTACGAGGGGTGATTTTTGATTTAATAAGCGTTACATTTCCATTTCTCTATGCTTTCTAACCCTATTTTTTGTTTGCTCTTTTACTATTTCCTTTTTACATTTACTACAATATAAAGGTTTATTTTTTGCTCTTGAAACTATTCTTTTTCCACATATTGTACAGTAGCCTTGAGGATTACCTCTCCAATTCATATATTCCATAACAATTCTTTCTATATTAGTCTCATCTATTTTTAAGGTGAGTCCATCTCCTATAGTTATTTCTCTCTGGTCGGTAAACCTTCTACGTGTGGTCGGTAAGTCTTCTGTTACAAATACATAAGGTCGGTAAATTATCTACTAATGATTAAATTCGGTCGGTAAATCTTCTCCTTGTTGTTAAAAATGGTCGGTAATTTATCTGTTTTATACCTAAAAGTATCTATTAACAGATAAATTACCGACCAAAAGTTGATATTTTCGGATAATTTAGCGACCAATTTAATTATAAATAAGAAGATTTACCGACCAAAAAAGTTATCCACAGAAGATTTATCGACCATCTATATATATAACAGACGATTTACCGACCAAAGTTTTTTAGAAAAAAATCACCCTTTCTTCTTTAGTACATATATTGGTAACGTACTAAAGAAAAAGGAGTGATGTATTAATGTTACATTTATTAAAAAATCTAAAGAAAAAAGTTTGGGACAATATCTATATTAGGAGCATTTGCCTACATACTTGGGAAATAGCTGTTTGCTTAGGATTACTTTTGTTATATTCTCCATATATACCAAAAGAACTAAGCTTCTTGCCTAATGCTGCAAGTGTTTTTATAGTTGTTACTATAGTTTGTAAGCTATTAGAAGAAATATGTTGGTTCGCTAATAAATAG